GCCAGGTATCGGTGTGAAACGTGCCATCGCTTTGCTAGACAAAGATGGATACACATGGGACACAGTCGTCAAAGCATTTAAGTCCAAAGAATTGGATGAAGATGTAGCTTTGATGAACGCAAGGCTGGCAAAGATTCTTACACATACTGACTATGACGCAATCAACAAACGAGTCATACCATGGCTTCCCGCCACCGCCAGTGATGGAGCTGACGATGGAACAGCAGTTCAAGTTGAGACAGCTTGAAGACCTACTAAAAACCGCAGACAAGGCAGACATTATTACGGTCTACCTCGCACTGCAGAAGCAAAACTTTTGCTTGTCTAACACCGTTTCAAACCTAGTTAAACAATGGCCCAGCCGTCCCCTTCTCACTACACCAGAGGAAGCATAGAGGTATGGGATTTTATCCGTGACCAAGAACTCAACTATCACCTCGGTAACGCAATTAAGTATATTTGCAGAGCCGGTTTCAAAGGTGATAATACCAAGACTCAAGACCTTAAAAAAGCTATCCACTACCTTGAAAATGAACTCCTACATTCATCGCAGCCTGATGACGATGGCCGAACAGTTCCGCTCAGCGTATACTTTGATGATTGGGAAGGACCAGCGCGGCCTACAGAAATCTTTGATCGATGAAGAGTGGTCAGAGTTTCATGAAGCTTATCACATGAAAGATGATTGTGAGCAGTTGAAAGAACTAGCAGACCTTGTATATGTTTGCTATCAATTTGCTGCATCACAAGAGTGGGATCTTGACGAAGCCTTTCGTCGGGTCCACGATTCGAACATGTCGAAACTTGATGAGTTCGGCAAACCTATTTACCGACCAGACGGCAAAGTCCTGAAAGGACCTAACTACAAAGAACCTTATTTGCAAGACCTGATTATCGAATGACCACCTCAATTATTTCTCGCACGGGACGTGTCCAATCTTGGATGGATGATCCAACGTCCAGACTGCCGGTGTCGTGCACGGTGTTTGTTGTCCAAGACTCTATGGAGGGTCCTGATGGAATCGAAGCAAGCTGGCGATTTGTATCACATGCTCTACGCTTCGGAGCAGGCTGCGCGGTCCACTTGTCGGAACTGCGACCCAAAGGAACAGAAAATGGTAAAGGCTTGGTTGCATCTGGACCAGTCTCCTTCGCTAAAATCTACTCGACACTAAATGAAGTCCTTCGTCGCGGAGGTGTATACAAAAATGGTGCCGTGGTTTGTCACCTCGATCTTTGCCATAGTGATGCTCTTGAGTTTATTACAACACCACGCCACGAGCTGCCATGGATCAAGCGGTGCATCAACATCACTGAAGGTTGGTGGCGGTCGTGCACGTTCAAGGAACAACTCTTACAATCAATTAAAGCCGGTGATGTCTGGCTCAACAAAGTAAAGTATGACAACGAAGGAAACCGGATCAGAGGTAACGTTTGCTTGGAAGTGTACCTGCCCTCACGAGGAACTTGCTTGTTGCAGCACGTGTCTTTGGGTGCCTGTGAGTTCGACGAAATCCCAGGAGCTTTTGTTCAGGGCATGTCGGAGTTGTGTACCCTCCATGCTAAAACTGGCGTTGGCGATTCAGGAGAGTACCTTCCACCAGAAACAGACAGACAAGTCGGACTCGGAATGCTCGGACTGGCAAATCTCCTACGGCGGTACGGAGTAACTTATGAACAGTTCGGTATCGCTTTGGACCAGCACAATGCAGGCGAAGTGGTACGCACACCAGCCTATGAACTGGTGCATCAACTCCACATTGGTATTGAGTCTGCCGCCGCAATGGCTAGGTCTCATAATATGGTTCGAGCCTTTGCTATCGCACCCACTGCCTCCTGCAGTTACCGCAGCAAGGATCTGGATGGTTATACTTGCACACCAGAAATCGCTCCGCCTGTCGGGCGTACAGTAGACAGGGATAGCGGCACCTTTGGTGTCGAAACATATGAATATGGCGATGTAGAAATCGCATCAGAAGTTGGTTGGGCAAACTACAAACGTGTTGCCGATGGCATCATGACCATGCTCGACCGCACGGGACTTCTTCACGGGTATAGCTTCAACAGTTGGAGTGATGTCGTTGTATATGACGAAGCCTTTATCGAAGAGTGGTTGGATTCTCCGCAGACCTCCCTTTACTACAGTCTACAAGTCATGGGAGACACTCAAGATAAGTCAGATGTATATGCTGCACTAGATGATGACGTTGACCAGTACCTTGCAGACATTCTTAATGAAGAACAAACCTGCGATTGTCAAGAATGAACCCGTATCAAAAACTAATCGAACGAAAAAGAACATGGACACCAGTACAGACCAATGCTGGTACAGTAAAGGAGGGGGCCGAAGAAGTATTGAAACGTGCCCTTGCAGTAAGACATATGGAACTGCCTGTGGGAGAGTTTATCAATGAAGCTCTTGCTACCGAAGTACCGCCGCTGGCACGCGAGTTACTTCTCTCCAATGTCAAAGACGAAGAAAAACATGACCTCGCACTTGGTTACATTGCCAATGCTCACGGGGTTGATGAGAAAGCTGAGGCCGAAGCGTTACGGCTCCGTGATGCTTGGACAGCGCATTCGGATCATACAATCACTAAGGCCATGGTCGCTGAGCGTGCAATTTTCTTCGTTCTTCTACCACTCTTTCGCGCTGTTGGTGACCCTGGAATGCGAACAGTTTCCGCAGACATAAGTAGAGATGAACAAATTCATGTGGCTGCCAATAGTTTGGTTCATACTGAGTTGGGGTATAACATCAGTCCTTCTCTTGATCGTCTCCGTAAGGCAACTATAAACTGGGTGCTGCAGCCACTGTCTGCAACAAACCCTGATAAATATCTGAACAAAAAATTTTGGTTGGATTCTAGTGATCGGCTGATGTATGAGGGCAAAGCTCCTGAGCTTACCTTTACACGGGCATCACGAGTCCCAGCTTTCTTTGAACATAGCAACAATGACCTCCCCCAATATGCTTGAAGTCCTTGGGATGAACTCTCAGGGTCTTGTCCATGCACTTGAGGAATCTTTCCCACCCACAAATCCAACACCTGACGATACAATGCAAAAAATTATGTACCGATCTGGTCAACGTAGTGTCGTTGAGTGGGTCACCAAATACTTGGAGGAAAACTAATGGCTGAACCTAAATATACCTCAATTTTCGGTGGCATGGGCAAAGGTGCAAAGCCTATGCCAGGTTTGCCAAGTGGTGGCAAAGGTAATAATAGAATTCATTCTGCACTACGAGCTGCTGCAGATGCACGTCCAGATTTATTTAGCGGTCCTGGCAAAAGTAATCTATCCACTCTAGGTATCAAGGAAGGTTATGGTTTTACTGGTGGCGAAGGTAAAGTTTTAGTTGACACTATTTCTTTCCGTGGCAGCGGACCGAATGCTGGTGGCACTATGAATATCTATAAAGACAATGCGATGCAGCAGCAGCAGTCGCCAGCAGCAAGTGAAGATCTGAAGATTGCATCACAAAATGCTTTCAATGAAATGACAGCGCATGCTGAAAAAAATTACATTGTCAGAGACCCCAACACTGGTGGTACAATTGGTTATACAGAAGATTCTGGTGTCATCCCGTTGCCTGGTCAAACTGTCAATATCTATGATAAGTCAAAAACTAATATCATGGGTACTTTGACTGGTGGCGCACTAGGTGAAGACCCTACGTTTAATCCATTTGGTGCAGGTGGCGGTCCAGGCGGCGTAGGTGCCGGTCCTGGCGGTGTAAACACTGGGTCAGGACAATCTGGGGCTCAACCTACATTTGATCCTGGAGCTTTTTTACAAGCTTTACAGACTAGCAGTGATAACACTATAAGCAGGATGATGCAAGCAATGGCAGATGAACGCAAAGCTTCTGATGCTCGGTTTGCAGAGATGAATCAAAACTTCCAAAACCAAATGCGTCAGCAAGCTGCTAACATGCGTCAACGTCCCCAGGTAGAAGGTATCAGATTTGCCACACGTGGGACAGGAGGTGCTACACAACAGCAGCTACGTCGCAGAGGTATAAGCGGCACCTTCGGTCGTACTGGTGATCGACTAATGAAAATTTCCTCACTTAATATCTAATGTCAGCACGTACACGATATGATTATTTAGCCAGCGATCGTTCACAGTTTTTAGAAGAAGCGCGTCAAGCCTCAGAACTGACACTTCCATATTTGATTCGTGGTCATGAAGAATACACCATGGGCATGAAACAGCTTAAGACACCGTACCAAAGCGTTGGGGCGAAAGGGTGTGTGACGCTTGCATCTAAGTTGATGCTTGCGCTCCTGCCTGTTCAAACCAGTTTCTTTAAATTGCAGCTTGACGAAAGTCAGCTGGGTCAAGACTTCGGACCACAAATTAAATCCGAACTTGACCTGTCTTTTGCAAAGATCGAGCGTATCATTCTTGAATCAATTGCAGCATCTGATGACCGTGTAGCTGTGCACCAAGCACTGCTTCACCTTGTTGTCTGCGGCAACGCTATGATCTACATGAGCAAAGATGGATTGAAAGTCTTTCCTCTGAACCGCTACGTTGTGGATCGGGATGGGAACGGTCAAGTGGTTGAAATAGTCACAAAGGAACGTATTTCAAAACAAGTTCTTAGAGAGCAACTACCAAAAGATTTCTTCACAGATGCCCGTGGTGTCAGTGAGGAAGGATCATATGATGACGACATGGATGTTTATACCCATGTCAAACGTGACAACAATCGTTTTGTGTGGCACCAGGAAGTGTCAGATAAAATTGTAAAAGGTTCACAAGGTAAGTCACCTCTTGGTACTACGCCTTGGATCCCACTGATGTTTAATAAAGTTGATGGTGAAAGCTACGGTCGTGGCAGGGTAGGCCAATTTATCGGTGACCTTAAATCTCTTGAAGGTTTGAGTCAGGCACTGGTAGAAGGTAGTGCTGCTGCAGCTAAAGTTGTGTTCACTGTCAGCCCTTCATCTACAACCAAACCCAGCACACTCGCTGCTGCAGGTAACGGTGCAATCATTCAGGGTCGTCCTGATGACGTGGGTGTTGTGCAGGTTGGTAAGACAGCAGACTTCCGTACTGCATTCGAGATGACACAGGTTCTTGAACGTCGTCTCA